CTGCTGCTGTGCCTTTATCTAAACCTGCTTCTTTAGCTTGTTTAATTAATTTATTTAAAGTTTTTTTATCTGCAAATGCTGACAACTCTCCTACTTTTCTCCAGTAGTTAGCTTTAAATGCAACAGACCTAGATAATTTATTTGTAGGTACAGACATAAGCATATCAAATGCTTTGTCAACAAAATCATTAGCCATATTAACACTTCTTTTGTCAGAAAATAATTCGGCTTTTGCTGTAGTAGGTAATAAATCTAAATATTTTTCAAAAAAATCTTTTTTAATTTGTTCTTGGTTTTGTCTAAGTTTTGTTGTAATTCTGTCATACTCTGTATCTGTCAATTCACCACGCCAGTATTTTTCAAAGTCTATATTTTTTAAACCAGACAAATCATCAACTGCATCTTTTCTAGCAATAAATTCTAATAACTCTGGTTTACCTGTTTCTTGAATCCATCTACTAGATGCTGCAGTAGCACCACCTGCTGTCTTTGTTGAAACAACACCACCTGCTATATCAGCTAAGTTTGCATTTACATAATTAATAAATTCATCAGCTAGTTTTCTACCTGGGTCTGATTGCCTACCTGCACCATTAAACATATGTGATTTAGCACCTGTAACTTTTTTAATGTGGTTGTTTAAATAATGACCTTTTTTGTTAGCGTTCTTTTTTAAAGCTCTTAATGCTGCTGCTCTTTTAGCTGCAGGTAACAACTGTATAGCTGCTAACTCTTTTGACAAAGGGTCAAAGTATGCTTGTAAAACATTTCTAAAAGATGCGTTCTTCCAAGAGTTAAAGTTCTTACCTTTATCAACTGTACCCCAAGTACCTGCACCTGCGTATCTTCTTCTTATAGAAGATAAAGTACCTGCTGTTTCTGTTAGTGCTGATATGTGATAAGCGTTGTTATCAAATGAACCTAATAATCCTATTTGTGTTCCTGGGCCTGGTTGTCCTGGTATTGCTCTTAATATAGTATCAATAGGATGTCTTATTACATTAGTAGTTCCAGAAGCCATTAATCTTATTTGCTCTTCCATTACTACTCTTAATGTCCAAGCTGGTCTTAACAACACTAATGGTTTAAATATTCCACCATAATAAAAATCCATAAACCTACGCACTGTATCTACACTTTCTCCAGCAAATGCTTTGCTACCTATAGGGCCTAACTTTGTATCTAGTGCTTTACCTACTCTAAGTAAATCTGTAGGGTTAGGTAAAAATATTTCATCTGCTAACTGTGTAACTGTTAATGGGTTTATAAGTAAAGCCTCTTCATCTACAGACTTACCTTTTTTCTTTAAAATGTTTTTTAACATTCCTGTTAAAGGTAAATCTAAATTACTGTATTTTCTTCCTGCTGTTTTAGCCATTTCACCATCTGCGTAAAATTTACCCATAACATTAGTGCCTCGCTCTATAAGTTTGACTTGGAAATCTGATAGGCCTGATATACTTCCATCTTTATTTATTTTTCCACCAAAGTTTTTTACAATAGGGTTTTTAAAATCTTTTTGAAAAAACTCAACTAGTACATTAACTACTTCTGTAGGAGCATCATCACTATCTAAAGCATCTAATGTTTTATTAAAATATTTGCTGCTTAGTTTTTGTGCTGAATCAGCATCTAATTGGTCAGTAGCAAGATTTAAAAGTCTTGTCATTTGTAATAATGAACCATCTACATCTGCTGTAATCATTCTTGCACCATATGTTTTGTCTAACATTTTTGTTAAACGATTACCTTTTTTAACAACAGTAGGTAACATACCCTGAGTTATTTGACCTTGTACTAAAAATTCATCTACATATTTAGTTAACTCTTTATCTATATCTTCAAACTTAGCTTTAGGATTTTTTCTTTTTAATGCTCTAAGTCCTTTTAAAAATTCTTTATCTGTAATTTGTTCTTTAGTTTGTTTAATAATTACTTGTCCATTTTCTGCATTTTCCCAAAGAAACTTTTTAAATACTAGACCTTCATCACCAGCAAGAAATGCTTGTGTTGTAGGGCCGTGTATAGTTTTTCTTGCAGCACCAATTAATCCACTAGATTCAAATTTTTTCATATCTTGTAATGAAGTAAATATTTTACCTGCTTTACCTATTTTTGATAATCCATATGTAAACCAAGCTGTAGGGTCACCAAATATTTGAGCTACAGCATCTATAGCACCAGTAATAAAACTATATGCTTTAGTACCTGGTTCTATAATTTCATCAAATGGTTTAAACAACCAACGACCAATAGTAACTGTTGGTGCAACACCTGCTGCTTCAAACTTTGCTCTTCTATCGCCTTGAAACTGTACACCTGTTTCAGCTTTTAATCTTTGTTCTTCATATATCTGTGGACCTAAAACATTATCTAATACAAATTGTCTGGCTTCTACAGGACTTACTCCTGAGTTAACAAGATTTTTATATTCATCAGTTGTTGTAGGGTCTGTGCTTCCTAAAAATAAACCATCTCCTAAATCACCTTTACCAGTAATACCAGCTACAAAAAGTTCTGTTTCTGCTGCTGCTCTTGCTTCTTCGTGTGTCATACCTTGTTGTCTAGCTTCTAAATACCTAACTTGCTCTGGTAATCCTTCTTCCCAAGCAGATTGAAAACCTAAAAATAAATTACGCAATCCAGATTTTGCTTTTTCTTTTACAAACTTAGATGCAGTTTTAATTGCACCCATACCTTCTTCTTCTTTAATAATTGAATCTTGTATAACAATTTGTTTTAACCTTGGGTCATCAGGCGATATGTTTAAACGAGCAGCACCAACTACAGCACCTGCTGGTAATGTAGGGTATCTATTTGCAATAGCTGCAGCTTGTTGAGCCATTTCTTTTGTTACAGGTGATGGTGTATTTAATTTATCTTGTTGTTTTCTTGCTTCATCATCATCTGCTATGTCGCCATCAAATATAGAATACGACATACTAACTCAATAATCTAGCTAAATCTGGGTCACCTGTTAATGCGTACATTTCTTGTACTAATTCTCTTGTACTTCTCATATTGTTAGGCACACCAATACCTGTTCTTACATCTTCGTTTAATCTGTTTGTACTAGAAAACACATCTAAATCTAATTGTTTTTGTAAAGATGGGTCAACTGGTATTTGTTGTGGTGCAGCCGTTTCTGTAACTATTTCATTGTTAACTTTAGGTGCATCATCTAAAAATTTTTTCATAGCTGTTTTTTCACCATATGCCATTTGAGTATTGTCTACAAAATTTTTTGCTGCTGGTGGTACATTTAACATTGTTTTTTTAACTTTAGGTGCTCTACTCATCTTCATCCTCATCTTCGTAATACATAAATGTAGAAGATATAATCATATAACCAAATGGAAATACAAGTGGTGGCATTTGGTCAGTATAGGCTTTAGGAGAATAAAGTGTTTCTTCAATTAAAATATCATCACCTAATTCATCTACTTCGCCTAATGAGTTGTGTACTATCTCTGCAAATTGTTCATTGATTGACATTATCCACCTAAACCTTGTAGTACTTGTGCTATGCCTGGTGGTGGGCCTTGTGGTGGTAAGGCTTCACCCCCAAGCAATTCTTGTTCAGCCACAGGGATTTCTGGTTCTTCTGCAGTAAAGAACTTATCTAAAATATTTTGCATATTATCTGGATTCTTTCTTATCTGCACAACAGCCATAGTTGCTTTAGGGTCGCCCTGTTGAGCTTGTGCTAATAGCGTTTCAAATAAAACTTTGTCAGCTTTTTCTTTTGTAATTCTTGAATTAACCCTAACTAAATTATCAAGACCATCTAAATTTTCTTGTAATGTTTGAGTATCAATAATACCTGCATTTAGTAATTGCAATCCTGTAACAATTTTCTGTGGTTCATCATATCCAGCCATAGCTCCATATACTCTTCTAGTTTTATATGCACCATTAATGTCTGTATCTGGATTATATTTTTCATTAAAAAACTGATTGTTGTAATAACCTGATAATTCTTTAGAACTACCACCATACATTTTTTCATCCCACTCTAATCTTTTGCTATCAATCATTTCTATAGCATCAGCCATAACTGTGTGATACTCTCTAATCATAAGTGACATACTTGCACCTAGTTCTTCTAGTCCTCTACCTGTTGCAAAGCTAAGTGGACTTTGTGAATCATCAGATACAGGATAAGAACCACCTACACGAAGTTGTCTTTCTATTCTGTCTATTTGTTGAAATATTTGATAAGGCACATTTGATGCAGGTTTACTGACTTGTGTGCCTGGAGCTAAATAGTTTACAGCAAATCTACCTTTACGATACTGTCCTGATTCTATCTCACCAGATATGTTTGTTTCTGTAAAGACTGCATCTTCCATAGCTATTATTGACATCACATTTATCTTTGCCATAGAGGCCATAAGGCCTATAATTTGGTCATACTGTCCTTGCATTCTGTCAAAAGCAAATTTCTTTGCAATAACAAAAGCAGGTCCACTATCTAGTGGGTTTGGTATGAAGTCAAGAATAGTTGCAGAAGTCATATGGAATATGTATGTTCCTTCTAAGTTGTAATACTCTGCTATCAAATCACCTTCACCATTTGAGTTAGCCCAAGAACCATTGTAAGAATCTGTATAAGCAGAAGCATACGCATTACCTACACCTAATGTATTAGTTTCATACCCATCTTTAGACATAATCTTGTCTGAAAATTTTGGATAAGTTCTTGCTAAGGCTTCTTTAGGAACTCTACGAACAATAGCCATTTCTTTTGGTTGTTGGTCTGCACCGAAGTAACCAGGAAAACAGTTGTAAGGGTCACGAAGTTCTGCACAAGGATATGGCGTACCATCAGAACCTTTCTTTTCTCTAATGACCCATACAGCAAAACCATAACCAGGTAACCATCTACCTACTTGTGGCATTTGTAAATCTAATTTTTGCGTGTCATCATAAGCTGTAACAATACGAGCAATTTTTTCTGCTTTATTTCTAGCTCTATCAGAATCTTTACCATTAGGTACATCTACTTTTAAGTTTGGAATACGACCAATCTTTTGTGATAAGTGTTCTAAACCTGACATCATTAAGTTAGGAACAGGTATTTGCCAATCTTGAAATCCTTGTAATTGGTCACCAAGTAAAGCCTGTATTCCATCTGGTCCACCATTCATAATTGCACGAATACGGCCTCTAGTTGAATAAGCACTCTGATTGTCAAAGTGCAAATTAGTTATTGCATATTGTATTTCTTCTGGTGTCATATTATCCCCAAGGGCTTTCGTTCATATCGCTTATATCCCATTCTCCAAAACTAGGTGTATAGTCTAATCCTACCTCAGCCAATCGTTCTTTTCCTAATCTTCTAACAACTTTTAAAGGAAACCAAGATGCCATTACAACATCTGACTTGTACCCTTTATTGCTCTTTGCTTTGTTAGCAGCAGAAGAAAAATAAATTAACTGTCTACGATATATATTACTCTTAACTTCAGAATCTGCACTACCATATGGCAAATTAATCAAGCCCTCTTTAAATAATTGTGACATTGACCCTACACCAAATATTGGGTCAAATTTATTTCGTTGTGTTTGATGGCCTTCTGTATATATACCAAACCTTGCACAGTAATCTTTTATTTTTTCATCTTGCCTAATAGCTTTTTGAAAACCATTTTCTTCAATAACCCAATGTGCTAGGCCGTACATTTCATACCATTTCTTTATAGATTCTCTAGCTTGTATTACGCCACCACCTTCTTCGTTTTCTATATCTACTAAATATAATTTGCCTGTTTCTGTATTTGCAGCCCAAAGTACACAGGCTTGAAACCCTGTACTCGCAGGGTCTAAACCTGCAATTAAATGTGTACCTGGTGGTATATGGCCTATAACTCTATTTACATCTCTACATTGGTCTATATCTTCTGAGTTAAACATAGTAATACCATCAACAAACGCTTTGTTAAGGTACACCATTTCAAATATGGCTTTACCACCTGTAGTTTCTGCAGCAGTTTTTCTTGATGTTAACCACTTGTAAGTTCTTTTAGTTGGCCACAACATACAATCTTTGTGTTTATCTATTTCGTGTTCTGGCAATACACACTCTGTACTGTGTGCTTCTTCTACTATTGTTTCCATCTCTGGGTTTTCTAATAAAAAATTATATAAATCTTCAGGGTGCTGTCTTGACC